CCGATCATAATGATCTGGCGATTACATTGCGCAATTTGCTCTGCTTTGTTCGGGAGGGGGTGTTCTGATGAATCGTAAAGTGGCACGCTTCAATAAGCGTATCACCATACAGAAGAACACCGTCACAACGGACAAGCATCTGAACCACGTCAACACGTGGACGGATTACTTCTCTTGCTGGGCATATGCCGGTACATATCAGTTCGACAAAGAGGAGCAGGGGGAAGCGCAGACCATTCCCGAAGAGTCTGTCAACTTTGAAGTCAGATACTGCTCTGAATTGAAAGCACTGACCAGCGACGGGTTTAGGGTTCTTTTCAACGGTTCGATCTACGATATCATTGCCGTGGACGAAATGAACTATCAAAACCAGTCCGTTCGTATCCGCTGTAAATGGCAAAAGGCGGTGAGTGCATGAGCAATCGGAGGATAAGCGTCGATCAGCTGGCATCCACCATAAACGAATACCTGTCCGAGTATACGGAAGATCTGTCCATGGCGACAAAAGAAGCCGCAACGAAGGTCGGCAAAGACACAGCGAAGCAGCTGAAAGGATCGTCACCGAAACGCATAGGCGGGTATTCCAAGGGATGGCGCTTCAAAGTTGTATCTGAGAGTGCCGACAAGATCGAGGGCGTTGTTCACAACGCGAAATGGTACATGCTGACGCATCTGCTGGAACATGGCCATGCAAAACGCGGAGGTGGGCGCGTGGCGGCGCGTGTGCATATCGCTCCGGCTGAACAGTACGCCAACGATAAGTTCCAGGAGGAAGTCGAAAAGGCAGCTGGCAAGGTGTGAGGTGATTTTTATGACATACGATGACGTTGTTACGATGGTGGAGGAGATCGGCCTTCCGTGTGCATATGATCACTTTGCCGAGGGTGAATCGCCAGACCCGCCTTTCGTGGTTTTCCTCTTCCCGGATTCCGATAACTTCTTCGCCGATGGCGTCGTATACCAACAGCGCACAGGGCTGTCTATCGAGTTGTACACGGATATCAAAGAACCGAAGCACGAGCGAAAGATTGAGCGGGTGCTTGCCTCATGGGATGTGCCGTGGAACAAGACGGAAACCTGGATAGAGGACGAAAAGCTATATGAGGTTCGGTACGGCACCGTAATCGAGTATGACAGCGAACCGGACGAAGAAAAGGAGGATAATAACGATGTCGGTAAAGAAGAACAAAGTGAGGTATAACCTCAAGAACGTCCATTATGCCGTCGTGACGTTCGACGATAGCAACGTCCCGACCTTCGGCACTGTGAAGCCGTGGCCGGGCGCTGTTTCGCTGAACCTGGACGCGGAGGGATCTCCTTCCGTATTCTGGGCCGACGGCATCCAGTACTACGTCGTGAACAACAACAACGGCTACAGCGGCGATTTCGAGAGCGCCCTGATCCCGGAGGACTTCCGCACCGCCATCCTGGGCGACTACATGGACGGCAATGGGGTCATGATCGAGAACGCCGAAGCCGCCAGCGTACACTTTGCGCTGCTGTTTGAGTTCGACGGCGACGTGAACCATATTCGCCATGTGCTGTACAACTGCACCGCCTCCCGTCCGAGCGTCGAAGGCAAGACGAAGGAGGACGAGACCGAAGTGCAGACCGAGACTGTGGAGATCACGGCGTCGCCCGTGTATCTGTCCGGCATCGGCAAGACCGTCGTGAAGGCGAGGAGCTGCTCCGACACGACCGACGCGACGTACCAGGCATGGTACAATACCGTGTACGTGCCGGTGGTGGCCACCAGCACCATCACGATCAGCGGCAATGACAGCATCACCGTGGGCGGTGATGACGTTACCCTGACCGCCACCACCAACCCCGCAGGGCTGGCCGTGACCTGGTCTTCGCTTGACACCGACAACGCCACCATCAACAGCTCCACCGGCGTGCTGCATGCTGTGGCGGCTGGTACGGCGACCATCAAGTGTGCGCTGGTATCCGATGGGACCATCTTCACCACGAAGACGATCACCGTCAACGCCAGCGCCTGATTTCGACTGTCGCCCCGTGGTTTCGCGCCACGGGGCTTTTCTGCGTAATACGGAGGGATAGCAAATGCATACTGAAATCAATTTGCAGATGGCAGACGGAACCGAGAAAAACGTCCCGTTTGTCGCCAATGGCGCTACGGCGCTGCGCTATCGCATGGTGTTCGGGAAGGAACTCATGGATAGCATTTCCACAATCGTCAATAAACTCGGCATCGAGAAGATTGCCAGCTTGATGCAGAGTGCGCAGGCGGCGCAGGCTGAAGGCAAGGAAGAGCTGGAGCTGGGGGACATGTCCCCGGAAATGATCCGGTCTGCAATCGCCATCGTCAGCACCGGGGAAATGAACACCGTTTCCCAGCTGGCATACATCATGAACGCCGCCGCAGAGAAGAAGGACATGAGTTCTCTGGATGTGAACGGTTATCTGGACTGGCTGGAGCAGTTTGAAACGATGGAGTTTCTCACCCATGCCATGGACATCATCATGCTGTACATGAACAACCGTGCAACGACCAGCATTCCGAAAAAAAAAGAAGACCGACTGATCGGCCAGTAAACACGGCGCTCTATATGCTCCGTGCCAAGCAGATGGGGTTATCACTCGCGGAGATGGAGGAACTGGACGAGGGAATCATCTTCGATATGATCGTCGAATCCGCGAACGATAATGAGTCGGAAAGCTATCACGAGCTTGCGACGCAGGCGGACTTCGATAAATTCTAAACGGGGGTGATGATATGGCTGGTGGCCGGATCGCCGGTATCACCATCGAGCTGAACGGTGATGCAACGAAACTGACAAAAGCTCTTGCTGATGTTGATAAGTCTGCGCGGCAGAGCCAGAACAATCTGAAAGACATCGACAAGCTGCTGAAATTCAACCCCGGAAACACGGAGCTTCTTCAGCAGAAATTTAAGAACCTGACCACGGAGATTGACAGCACGAAGCAGCGCCTTGAAACGCTCAAAGAGGCTGCGCGGCAGATGGAGCTGTCAGGCAACGTCAATTCCCCGGAGTGGGATGCGCTTCAGCGTGAGATCGAAGCCACCGAGCAGAAGCTGAAAGGCTTAAATGCTGAAATGGACAAGTTCGGCTCCGTCCAGGCGCAGAAGATTGCCGCCGCTGGCGAGAAGGTTTCCGAGGTCGGCGAGAAGATTGAGAGCGCCGGCAAAAAGGTCATGCCGGCGTCCGTTGCCATGATCGGCTTCGGCACTGTCGCGGCATCGAAGTATGCCGAGGTCGATAAGGTCATGACACTGACCAACCAGACCATGGGCAATACTACGGAGCAGGCCGAGCTTCTGGAAAGCGCAATGGCAAAGGCGGCATCGAATTCCACCTACGGCATGAGCGATGCCGCGAATGCCTGTCTGAACTTTGCCCGTGCCGGTCTTACCGCAGAGGAATCCGCCGCGGCTCTGGCTCCCGCCATGAATCTGGCCGCGGGTGAGGGCGGCAACTTGGACACCGTTTCCGCTGGCCTGGTCGCTACCATCAACGGCTTCCATGATACTTTCGACAACGCCAGCCATTATGCCGATGTATTCGCCGCGGCCTGTAACAACTCCGCTCTGGACGTGGACAGCCTCTCTCATGCCATGTCCGTGGCTGCGCCTATCTTCTCCGCTGCCGGATATTCCGTGAACGATGCTGCCCTGTACATGGGCGTCATGGCGAACAACGGTATTGACGCAGACAAGGCCGCGAACTCTCTGAAAACCGGCCTTGCACGTCTGGTATCTCCCGCCAAGGAAGGCGCGGAGATGATGGAGAAGCTGGGCATCTCCGTCACCAACGCCGACGGCACCATGAAGGACTCCGTCACGATCCAGAAGGAGCTACATGACGCCTTTGCGCAGCTGTCAGAATCCGAGCAGATCGCAGCTGCGTCCGCCATCTTCGGCAAGAACCAGATGGCTCCATGGCTGGCGCTGATCAACACCGCGCCGGAGGATGTGAATGAGCTGTCCGACAGCCTGACCAACTGCGCCGGCACGACCGACGAAATGGCGCAGGCCATGATGAGCGGTTTCGGCGGCTCTATCGAGCAGTTGAAGTCATCCCTTGACGTGCTGATCACCATGCTGGGTAAAACCCTCTCCGAATACCTCGTGCCCATCATCCAGAAGATATCCGAGTTTCTGAACTGGCTGAACAGTCTGGACGCCGGCACGCGCAAGATCATCGTCACCATCGGTCTGCTGGTCGCCGCCGCCGGTCCCGTGCTGATCTTCATCGGCAAGGTGACGCAAGGCGTAGGCGCGGTGATGCAGCTGGCCCCCAAGATCGTCACGGCCTTTGGAAAGGTCAAAGGACTGATCACCACCCTGGGCGGGGCACTGAAAGGGCTGTGGGCAACGCTGATGGCAAACCCCATCGTCCTCATCATCGCTGCAATCGCTGCTCTTGTGGCAGCGTTCATTTATTTGTGGAACAACTCGGAGGAGTTTAGGCAGTTCTGGATTAATTTGTGGGAGACCATCAAGACCGCCGTCACCACGGCGTGGGAAGCGATCAAGACTTTCATCGTGAACGCCTGGAACGCCATCAAGAGCGCCGCAGAGACGATCTGGAACGCCGTATCGCAGTTCTTCACCACGACATGGGAATCCATCAGGACGGGCGTAGAGACGGCCTGGAACGCCATCACGACGTTCTTCAGCACGGCGTGGGAGAACATCCGGGTCATCGCTGAAACGATCTGGAATGCCATCGTGACCTTCTTCACGACCACCTGGACGAATATCACCACCGGCGTGACTACGGCATGGACAAACATCACCACGGCCATCTCCACCGCTCTGGAAGCCATCAAGACGGCTATCACCACGGCGTGGGAGGCCATCAAGGCCGCGATTGCCAGCGCACTCAGCGCCATCGGGAGCGCGGTATCTTCGGCATGGAACACCATCAAGTCGAACGTGACGAATGCCATGAACAATATCAAGTCTGGCGTCACAAACGCATGGAACAATATCAAATCGACCGTGTCCAGCGTGCTCAGCAGTATCGGCAGCGCGATCAGCAACGGCTTCAACACCGCGAAGAACAACGTCACCAATGCGCTGAACGCCATCAAGAACACGATGAGCAACATCTGGCAGGGCGCTGTGAACATCGTGAGCAACGCCGTGAGCAGACTGAAATCCCTTGTGAATTTCAGCTGGTCGCTGCCGAAGCTGAAGCTGCCGCACATTTCCATCTCCGGCCATTTCTCCATCAACCCGCCCAGCGTACCGCACTTCTCCATCGAGTGGTATAAGAAG